TCATTGAGAAATTTTTTTGAAGACCACCGGCAAGCCGCCTTCTTTGGTCAGCATGATCGAGCCGTCTTCCTGAAACTGGCCCGTGATCTTTGAGTCACCGGACATGAAGACCACGACATTGCCGTACTCCTTGACTAGCGACAGCTTTTTCTCATACTCCTGACCCAGCGCGACGCCCCGCGTGACGCCGCCCTTGAAGTCATACTCGACCGTCATGATGTCATTCTTCCACGAGCCGTTCAGTTTCTCGTGGAGCTTCTCACCGCCCGCCGAGCAGGCGCAAAAAAAGAGCGCCGTCGCCAGCGCCCACGCCATGATCATTTTCATCGTTCACTCCCTAGACTATCCGTTTGCAGACCCATATAACGCGGGCCAGCACCTCGAAGTCGCTGTCGCCCGCCTGAACATCAACCGGCTGATAAAGAGGGTTCGAACTCGTGAGGCGCAGCATCCCACCGGTGAGCGCCTGAATGAACTTGACCACCAACTGGTCAGACATCCTCACGATATAGATGCCGTCGGCGCGATAATCCTTCCGGCTGCGGTCGCAGAGCAGCATATCGCCCGACCGGATCGTCGGCTCCATCGAATCACCAACCGCCGAAACCATGAAGAGCGCCGCCGCCGTCGTTTTGAGGTCCGCCTTGATGAACTCGTTCCGCAAAGCGAGGCACGACACCGGCGGCTGATCGTCATTGAACGCCCCCGCCCCGGCCGCCGCCTGAATATCGTACACCGGCACGATAGACAGATCGGAGCCGCATTCCTCATACCTCAAAGACGGTTCAGCGATCAAAAAAGGCGCTTTTTCGCCGGTGATGAGATGCTCAACCGACACATTCAGCAGTTTTGAGATAACCTGAAGACTATCCATGCTGGGTTCGGAGGTGCCGTTTTCGTACCTTTGATACCCGGCCGGAGACATATCGAGACGCCGCGCAATATCAGATTGCGTCAGCCCCGCACGCTTTCTCAACCTCTGAAGTCTTTCGGGAAAGCTCACCTTATCACCCCGCAATATCTTAACTAAAGGATACAACAAATACGATGGTTGTCAATAAATATTTCAGCAACATGCTGTAGGTGAAAAACGCAAATTGTTAAACTACCGCGAAATCATTGGGAGATATTTTTAACATTTTGCTTGACTCTTACAACATAATGCGTTATCTTGTAGTTAAGATATTGCGAGGGAGTGATACCTTGAGTGACGCTGTGAAGAAGAAGGAGAAAGAGGAAGGGATGCGCGAGATCGAGATACTGCTGAAGACCGAACTTCTCAAGCGCAACATCAAGCAGGTCCAGATCGCCAAGTCCTTGAACTTGAGCGATCCGGCGATAACCCGCTGCATCAAGGGTCAGTCGGTTTCCAAGCGTTTCGACGCTTGGGTGCTTCTGAACCTTGAACTCGACCTTCGCAAGATACGGGAAAAGAAAGCAAAAGCCGCATAATAGGGTGGTGATTATATGAATACTTGGTTGACCGTCAACGAAGCCGCGACGGTTCTTGAGATCAGCGACCGCGCTGTCCGCAAGAACTGCAAGCAGGGCCGCTACGAAACCCGCAAAGAGCGGGCGAACGGCGGCGATCAATACAAGATACTGCTGACCAGCCTCCCGGTCGACGCCCAGCGGCGCTATGCCGAGCAGTATCTCGGAACGCTTTCCCGACCCACTTCCGGGTTATCCGTGGTCAGCCCGACCACCGAGGAGCACTCCGTGGCGGCAACGGCCCCCATACCGTTTCCCAGCGCCGCCACGGCTCCTCATCTCCCGGAGATCAGGACCGAAGCGGAGATACAGGCGGAAGCCTACATGCGCGCCCCGGCATGGGCTCGTAAGAAAGCGGACAAGTACGGAGTTATACTGAACGAATCGGCCGGAATCGTCGGCAGTGAACTCCGCCGTTGGATAGGCGACTGGAACGGCAAGCACCCCGACTTCAAGACCTCCTACACCTGCGTATTGGAAGCGCGCAACATCTATAATGAACAAGGCATCTGCGGCCTTCTCGCGCAGTACGGCAAGACCAAGAACAACACCAAGATCGACGACGAAGTATTCGAGGTATTCAAGGGCCTCTACCTTCAGGAGTCGCGTCCGGCCACCCGGCTCTGCTGGCGCATGACGCTGGCGCTCGCCGGAAAACCGCGCGGCTATACCAGCCAGACCTTCCCGAGCCCATCGTCTTTCATGCGCCGCCTCACGGCCGAGGTCCCCGAACAGGCCATCTACCTCGCCCGCTACGGCGCGAAGAAGCACAACCGCAAATATGCCTCCTTCATCGACCGTGACTGGTCGGCCGTCAAAGCGGGTCAGGCGTGGATATCCGACCACGCCCAGATCGATGTCGCTACCGTCGGCAAGGACGGCAAGGTCGTCTTCCAATGGCTCACCTCATGGATGGACGCCAAGACCAGCCGCCTTCTCGGGTGGTTCCTCCACGAAGACGCCCCGAACAGCGACCATATCTTCCAAGCGTTCTTCTATGCCGCCGCCGAACACGGCATCCCCGACGCGATCATCATCGATAACGGCAAAGACTACCGCTGCAAGGACTTCGCCGGTGGCCGGATCGTCAACAAGACGCACAAGCTGTCGGTCGACGAAAAGGAAACCACCGCGAAATTCAACACATGCGCCCTGACCGCCCGCCTCGGCATCGAGGTCCATTTCTCCCTGCCCTATAACGCGCAGGCAAAGACCGTCGAACGCAAGCACCTGCTTTATAAGGAATATATCAGCAAACTCATGCCCGGCTATCGCGGCGGCAATGTCGTCGAGAAGCCCGAATCGCTCGCCGCCGACATCAAAGCGGGCCGCATCCTCAAGGCAGAAGAATTCCAGAAGATATTCGACGAATCGGTCGTCGCCATAGACCACCTGCCGTCGAAGGGCAAGACGCTCTGCGGACTTTCCCCGATGCAGCTCTGGGCCGCCGAGAACCCGGTCAAGCGGGTCATGAGCATGGACGCCCTGCGCCTCTTCTGCATGAGGACATCGGGCGCGCTCACCATCGGCCGGAACGGCGTCACCGACAGCAAGCTCGGCGTCATCTACTGGGGCGAATGGATGGAACCGCTCAAGGGCTCGAAGGTCTACGCCCGCCGCGATCTCAAGAACTACGCCGAAGCGTGGATATTCGACGCCGAGAGCGATCACTTCCTCGGGGTCGCCACCATCGCGCCTACCTGTTCCGCCCTCGTCACCGACGAAGTCAGCAAGCAGAAACTCGCCGATCTCATGGCCGACAAGCGCCGCCGCATGAAAAATGTCCGCTCCTACCTCAAGGACCTCGTCAGACCGGCCGCCGCTCTCATACCCGCCGCTCACGCCGACGCGGCCGCCATGCTCGGCGGCGCCGACTTCGAGATCAAGGAACACAATGTCGTCCGGCTCGCAAACACCGAGATGGATAAAGTCATCGTACAACAGCACGAAATGCTCCGCGAGGGGACCAACGACCTCGCTTGCATACGGCCGCCGGACCGTCCGGCCAAGCAACGTATCGTTCTTTTCGAGAGTGATATCGACTAACAACCACTGTCAGGAGGGAGTGCCATGACAGACATCTTCAAGAAGTGTTTCAAGAACGCAATGGAAGAAGGCGGCGGATCAAGAAAAGCCGCGATGGAAAACGGATCATCGATCAATGTTGAGAAACCGCAAGGAAAAGCACGAATCAGGGGACCGGTAGGTCAGATGATCGCCGCGACGGATGAACTGACACCCGAAGAGATCGCAGAGCATGAAGCGCTGCGGAATGACCTCACCGAGATCATGGACTTGCACGATATCAGCCAGGCCGCCATCGCCCGTTCCATAGGCGTGAGCGGCGGCGCCCTCTCGGCGTGGCGCAGCAGCAAATACACAGGAGACAGCAAACGGATCGCCGAAAAGGTTGCCAACTACCTCATCCTCGCCCGCGAACGGTCCGAACTGCCGCAGGGCGACATCAAGTTCGTCCTGACCAGCATCGCCAAGAAGGTCCACGAAGTCGCCCGTATCGCCCACCGCGACGGCGAGATCGCGCTCGTCTACGGTGACGCCGGACTCGGCAAGACCCGCGCCGTCAAGGAATACTACGCGGCGAACCCCGATGTCATCCTCATCGAAGCGGATCTCGGCTACAGCGCCAAGGTGCTCTTCGTCGAGCTGTGCCGCCGCCTCAACATCGAGCCCGATCAGTCGCTCCACGACATGCTCGACGCCGTCGTCTACAAACTGAAGAAGACCGGCCGCCTCATCATCGTTGACGAGGCCGAACACCTTCCCTACAAGGCCCTTGAAATGCTGCGCCGGGTATACGATAAGGCGGGGACCGGCATCCTCCTCGTCGGTATGCCCCGCCTTCTGTTTAACCTGCGCGGCAAACGGGGCGAATACGCCCAGCTCTACAGCCGCGTCGGTATCGCCGCGAAGGTCGAACACCTCCGCGAGAGCGACACCGAAGCGCTCGTCAAGGCGGCCATACCCGGCACGAACGGCGTCTGGAAGACCTTCCACAAGGAAGCGCTCGGCAACACCCGCCGCCTCTCCAAGCTCATCAATCGCAGCCAGCGGGTCGCGTCGATCAACAAGATGCCCATCACCGCCGATGTCGTCGAAGAAACAAGCAAACTGCTGATCATCTAGGGGGGCGGCTATGAAGGGAACGCAGGAACCGCAGGTCCGCAAAGTCATGTTCATCGTGGGAGAGACGACCAAGATCACGACGGCCAGCGCCCTTTACTGTCACGAACTCTGCAAATGTCTGACCCGCCGGGGCCGTCACCAGATGCCCCGGTGCGAGAACCCGAATACCAGTCATATCCTCGCCGAGGGACCGGGCGGCATCCATCGCTGCCGCGAGTGCCTCGGCGCGGAGGTGTTTTACATGGATGAAATACTCGAAAAACGGAGAGCGGCATGAACACCGACCTTTTGATGGCGATATCCTGCGGCCTGCTCGCGCTTGGCTGCCTGTATAAGTCATTCGGAACCGCAGGGCGCAAGCCCTAGGCCGAAACGCGGGGATACACCCCGCGTCGTGGCGTAGCGCGCCACCCGATGAGGCCCCGTTCTTTGAAAACAGAGCCGCAAGGCTCTAGAACCAGCAAGTCCGGGGTCGGTAAAACAAGAAGACCCAACGACACGGCCCGGCCCCGGCATTTTTAAGGAGTACCATGAGCACGATCACGAAAGACCAGATAAAACGCATCCACATACTGAAAGCCGCCCTCGGCTGGACCGAAGACAAGTACCGCGATGTCCTCGCGTTCAAGTACGGGGTCGAAAGCTCGAAGGAACTGGAGGCGCTCGCCGCCGCCGCCCTCATCAACGACATGGAACAGCAGGCCATCGCCGCCGGTAAGTGGCAGAAACGCCCCGCCAAAGCGCCGGAAAAGAAGCGGAAATACGATGAACTGCTCGGCCGCGACCCGTTCCTCGCCAGCCCGGCCCAGCTCCGCATGATCGAAGCAATGTGGCAGCAGGTCGCCCGCTCCCCGGAACCGGACAAAGCGCTCGGCCATTTCCTGAAACGGATCGTGAAGTGTGAGCATATCACCTGGATAGATAAGAACGACGCCCACAAAGTTATCAAGGCGCTCCAACAGATGGGCGCACAGGCAAAACCCACAGCATAAGGAGGTACCGCATGACCCATTCGCTCGCCGACATCGAAAGACTGACCAAAGAGTACGCCGGACCGGCCGAACAGATCGCCGACCTCGTCGCCGCGATGGAGACCGAGATCAACACGATCAAGCGGGCGTACATCAAGAAGTTCCAGCCGCTGGTCGGTAAGGCCGCCACCGCGAAGGCGTCCCTCATCACGGCGGTCAAGGAGAGCCCCACCCTGTTCGAGAAGCCCCGCACCTACAGCTTCCACGGCATAAAGGTCGGCTTCCAGAAGCAGAAGGGCAGCATCATCATCCTCGACCAGGGCAAGACCATCGAACTGATCCGCAAGAAACTCCCCGAACAGGAAGAACCGCTCATCAAGGAAGAGTACAGCCTGATCAAGGCGGCTCTTGCGAAACTGTCTGCCTCCGACCTCAAGAAGATCGGCGTGGAAGTGACCGCCGACACCGACGAAGTGCTCATCAAGAGCGACCGCGACAAGATCGAGAAGTTCGTCGACGGCCTCCTCAACGAGAAGGTCGCCGAAGAACTGGGCGAACAGCCCTAGGCCGAAATCCGCCGGAGCCGCTTGCGGCGAAGGTGGATCTGCGGGTGATGCCCGCACTGATGAGGCCCCGCCTTCGCCAAGGCTTCGGCGTGCAAGCACGTCAGAAGATAGGAGGGCGAGCCCGCCGTAGCTTTAGCGGAGGAGGGTGACGATGACGAAGGAAAACGAGACCACGAAGTTCCGGGACTGGTGCGAATCGAACATGACGCTGGACGATCTACCGAACGAAGATCTCCGCATGGTCGCGCAGGACCTCGGCATGGATACCGCGCTCCGGCTCCTGCGGGGGTTCGGCGGCATGGTCTTGAGCGTCCCGAAAACGGGCCTTCAAAAGGCCGGTGAACGCTATATAAAGGAGTTTTACGGCCGCCTCAATGTCCGGCAGCTCGTCCGCGAGACCGGTATCTGCGAGCGCCAGATCTACTACATCCTCAACGGCAAGCAGAACGAAGCGTCGCAGGCCAGCCTTTTTGATATGGACAAAGCGTAGGAGCGCTATCATGTTGGAGATGTTGGGTAGAATATTCGCCGGATTTCTCGGGCTCCTGTTCATCGGCCTTTTGATCATACAGGTTACGAACGAAGACACCCCGCCCCGATATGATGAAGACGATGACCAATAACGAAGGAGAACCCGTCATGGAAACAACGACTACCGTCGCCGAAAAACAGCCCGGCGCCTGCGGACATACCTGTGAAGTATGGTCCCGCGTGGTTGGCTATTATCGGCCGGTTTCCGGGTGGAACCCCGGCAAAAAAGAAGAACACAAAGAACGAAAAACATTCAAGCTGACGGAGGCGGCGGATGGCGGCGCTCAATAAGATAGATCGGATACTCATATCCATTACGCGGTCGCATCGCCTGCACGAGACCGATACCGATATCGCCTATGTCCGCGACGGCCTCCGGCACTACGACGCGACCGAACTGCGCCAGCTCTGGCATATCGCCAAGCGCAACGACAAGATGAGCCCCGGCGGAAACGGCAAGCAACCGCTGACCGATTTCATGCGGCTCGGCGATGCGCGCCTCAAGGTCGCCACGGTCCTGCGGCTCATCGACGAAGAACTGGACCGCCGCAACGGCAAGAAACTCAAGGCATTAGTGCCGCAAATAACCGCGTAAGGGAGAGAGACGCATGGGAGAGAAAGGTTTCATCGGATGTCCCGCCTGCAAGAAGGCGTTTTCTGTGATCCTGTCGGGGCATGGTGAGCACGCCCGCCGGTGTCCGCACTGCGGCGCGCTGCTGATGCTCAAGAACCGCTGGCCGAAACGGCCTTCGTATTCGGTCAATGTAGGCCAGTGGTTCAGGAACCTCTGGGCGTTCCTTAACCGCCCGCTGTTTGTGAAGAAGCTGACCGAGCAGGAACAGATCGACGAAGCGATCAACCGGAGGTAGGTCATGCGCCGGTGTAAGAACTGCAAGAGCTACAACCGGAACCCATACCACCGGGCGCCGGTCGATCTGCCCGACACCTGCGGCCACCCGGACCACAGCGGCGAGATCCGCGACCCGCTCGATACCTGTGCCGATCACGACTACATTCCGGGTCAGGAACCGGTCCGCGTCGTTAAAATGCGGAATGGCAACGAGATACATGTCGGCGAAGGCAGCAAGTATCGCGCGAAACACGGACTATTATTCATTCCATAAGGGAGTACGGCCATGAAGATCAACAAAAGCATATTGAAGAAGGCCATCAAAATGTGGGGCAGGGATTCTCAGATAGAGATGATCGAAGAGGAATGCCTCGAACTCGCGCTGGCGCTTCAGAAGATGAAGCGCAAAAGGGGAAACCATGAGGAGAAGCTGCTCAACACCATCGACGAGATCGCCGATGTCTCGATCATGCTCGAACAGGCGCGCATTATATTCGATGGGATAGTGCCCGGCGCGATAGACGACCGGATACGCTTCAAGATGACCCGGCTGGCCGGAATGATCGCGGAGGCGCGGCCATGAAGAAGCAGAAGAAATGGTGCATGGAGTGTGAGCATCGTTTCCGTGCCGAACGCCATTGCCGCATAAAACAAACCGAGGTCGACCCATTTGGAACATGCAAGAAATGGAAGAAGGTTCTGACCTACAAGCAGCGCCTCCGCGCGGATATCCGGAAGGTGCCGCTTGCGACCAAGCAGCAGATACTCGACCTCGGACATGCGGGCAAGACCATCGGTGAAATAGCCGCTGTCGTGAATCTCGACAGCATGGTCATTGCCACGATATTCTGCGACCAAACCGATAAGGTTCATATTTTAAGACGGGAGGCGCGGCCATGATAGAACGACCGATCATTTTTAACGGCGAGATGGTACGCGCCATTCTCGAAGGCCGCAAGACGCAGACGCGCAGGCCAATAAAGGGACTACCGCAAGAATGTGTCGAGGTTTTACCGTGCCCCGGAAGAACATGGAAGGGATACAGGAAAGCGGAGCCGTTTAATCTCTCATGTACCGATTATTTTTACTGCCCATTCGGCAGGCGTCCCGGCGACAGGATGTGGGTAAGGGAAACATTTGCCGACCTGCGCGGTGGCGGTTTTGATCGGCCATTTGCTTACTTTGCGGATTCCTGTAAAAACGGGGAAGAGGATTTAGAAAGTAAGCGCTGCCGACTTGACTATGGCGTTAGATGGCGTCCATCCATCCACATGCCCCGCTTGGCATCGCGCATCACGCTTGAGATTGACAGCATCCGCGCGGAGCGGCTACAGGATATCACGGAAGAAGACGCGAAGGCGGAAGGGATTGACGCAAGACCGCAACGGTCAAGAGACTGGTTTGTAGACGCATGGAATTCCATATACGGCAACTGGTCCGACAATCCGTTTGTGTGGGTCGTCGAATTTCATATCGCGGAGGTACGGCCATGATAGTGAACATCACGATCAACATGGACCACAACTGCATCCGCTGCGGGAAGCCGGGGCCGGTCATGCAGGGCGACAAGCCGGGCCTCTGCTTAAAGTGCGTCGCCACCGTTATGAAGGGCAGTATCCGGGGTAAGAAAGCCCGCCGCGCCCGCCTCAAGAAATAGCAACCAACCAAGGGAGTGACATCATGGGAAAGAAGAAAGAGATCAATGTGCTTGAGATCGTTACTCCGGAGTACCTCAAGGCCGTCAGACCGGCCGGGCTCAAAGAGGGCCGCTCCGACAAGTACAGCGTCAATCTGTACCGCTTTTTCAAGCGGATGCTTGATAAAGATAGGATATTGGCGCCTCACCGCCTTCGCGTCTGGAAAGATCAAGGAAACCACTGGTGGTTTGGTTTTCCGGACAGAGGCAATGAGTTCTACGGGGTTCGCTTTATTACCGTCATCAGCCGAGGATATCGTAAAGACGAGGTCTTCTGCTTTCTTAAAACGCCGATGGTCGAAGAGATCACGGCGGAGTTCTACGAGCAGTACCGCAAGATCGGCAGGTGCATCTATCACATGCAGGGCAGTCACCACATCGAACATGACGACTATATGCTCCATACCGATGGCCGTTATACCATGTCGGCGGACGGCAAGCGGCGTACCTGCAACTGGTGTGGCCGCAAACAGAAGATGATGGTCGTGCGCGAGGTTACCAAGAAGGAATGCTGGGAAGACATCGCCGAACGGAGGCCCGCATGACAAAGATCGAATGGTGCGACTTCACATGGAATCCGGTGTGGGGCTGCCTGCGCCGGTGCCCCTACTGCTACGCCCGGAGCATCGCCAAGCGGTTCGGCCGCGAGGTGGCGTTCCATGTCAAGTCGGGCTGGAATACCGCGCTTGGCGGTAAGCTGGAGGCGTTCATGCCGACCCTCATCAAAGACAACCTGAACCGGCCGTTCCCGACGAAGCCCAGCCGCATCTTCGTGAACTCGATGAGCGATATCGCCTACTGGAAGGACGAATGGCTGCGGAGCGTCCTGCGCCGGGCATACAAGCACCCCGAGCACAGCTTCCTGTTCCTCACGAAGGAAGCGCACATCTACAAAACGCAGCCGTCATGGGGTCAGAACCTCTGGCTCGGCGTCACCGCGACGACGGCCGAAGAGATCCGCGCGGCGTCGTATCAGTTATCCGCTACGATGAAGAACCTTTTCCTCTCGGTCGAGCCGATCCACGGCAATGTCCGGCCCGAGATATCGCGCATGTTTGACTGGGTGATCGTCGGGGCCGAGACGGGAAACCGCAAGGAGAAGGTCGTCCCGGCGCCCGAATGGATAGAGATGCTCGCGGACCGCTGCGCCGGGCTCGGCATCCCGCTGTTCATGAAGAACAGCCTGCGCCGCCTGTGCGAGGCGAACGGAATCCCGTTCGTGCAGCAGTTCCCCGAAGACCTTAAAATGGAGAAGGTGTAATGGACGAAGCAATAATCGGCATGACGCAAGAAGAGATCGCGGATAGATGGAAGGCTAAAACTCCTGAAGAGATCATGAGGAACATTCGGGAAATGGTCAAGAATATTATGGCCTCTTCGCCGGTAAAGTCTATGTTGAGTGAATGGGACCGCCGGTACCGCGCCGCTACCTTCAACGCGCTCAAGCAGGAAGGCTACCGCAAGATCAGCATCCGCGACAACGGCGACGGCACCGCGACGATCAAGTACAAGGACCCGAGGGAGGTAACCCGATGAAGAATGTACTGCACATATACGGCCCGGCCTGCTGGCACGACGAGATCGTAATCGTAGGCGATCTGGACGGGCTTTTGACTCTCAAAAAGGCAGTGGACCGCGCCTTGATGGTTGCGATAGTCCCTGACCGTGACCGCGCGCAGGCCCTACGCACGGAGCCTCCGTACCCGTTCGATATCAACCACAAGGACGGCGAAGGCTCCTCGCTCTACATCGCGGTCGCCACGCCCGAACAGATGGACAAGTTCCCGCTGCCGTACACCGACGAACCGGCGAACCTGTCGAACGAACCCGAACAGTATCAAGACCTCTACGAGCACTGCATCCCCGGCTACAAACGCCATGAAACCTTGACGCAGAAAGACAAACCGGTACAATGAACTCGATGGAGGGCGTGATGCCGAAGAAAGACAACATCATCAAACAGGTCTGCGCGACGCTGGGAATAACACAGAAAGCCCTTGCAAAGAAGATAGGACTCCACGAAATGACCGTCAGCAGATGGGCACGAGGATACGATAATATACCGCAATGGGCTGAAGTGCTTTTTTCATTGATGCTGCGAGAATCAAAAAACGATGAAGTGGCTAAAAAGGCTCTTGAAATCTCCGATCTCATAAAAAAGACATTCGCAGATTATAAATCGTAGGCATATTATTTTCTTGACAATCTAACTTTTGAGGTTATTCTTCGATTGTGCGAGTAAACAATCGACGGAGGCCGTCATGCCAGAAAGTAATCTTCCAACCGTTTTCATGTTTCAGGAACAGCAGGTAAGAACTATCATCCGTGACGATGAGCCGTGGTGGGTTGCGAAAGATGTCTGCTCGGTTCTCGGATATCGGAACCACAAAAAAAGCATCAGCGACCATGTCGATGATGACGAGCGCGATGGGGTAACGATTCGTGACCTCATCGGAAGAAGTCAAACGATTACGGTAATAAACCAGTCAGGATTATACAGTCTGATACTCCGTTCGAGAATGCCACAGGCAAAGGCATTCAAGCGTTGGGTAACGCATGAGGTTCTTCCCGCGATAATGCGGACAGGCCGATACGATGTGCCGCAACGAGAACCGTATCGTGAAATAACCGACAGATCGGCGGAACTCATAGCGATACAGCGGGACCACATTGACTTGCAAAAACGCTACATCGTCCTGCTTGAGGAAAAGAGCCGCGCGGTCATGTTACCGGGCCGCCGCAATCCGCTCACCGAGGAGGAGAAGAAAAGGATAATCAACCTCAAGATATCTGAACCGAAACTCGGCTGTACCGCTATCGGCCGGCATGTAGGCCGTTCGGAATCGGCGGTCCGCAAAGTGCTCAACGATGCACGGCAGATGAAACTGTGGTAGGGGGTGACATCATGATAAAAAGAACCGATCTTCCTTTGGAATTGCGCGATCAGATAGACAATCTGCGTCACAAGGTCGCCTTTATGCTCGATGTGTCGGCAACAATGCTCGAAGCGGCCCGCTATAACGATATGCTGATCAGTGGCCACAAATCGCTTGCCGAAGATGTCGATGCCGACTTTCTCAAGATCGGCGCGACGCCTTCCCGTCCGATGATATTTGACAAGCCGTCAAGATAGGATAGGATATGAACACCAACCAAGGGAGGAAATCCATGTCGATGATCAAATGCAAAGAATGTGGAAAGGAAGTCAGCAGCGAAGCGAAAGCATGTCCCAACTGCGGAGTGGCCAGCCCGAAGAAGATGGGTATCGTCAAAAAGATTTTTATCGGGATCTTCGGATTCTTCGCGATTATGATCATTCTTGGGGCCATTATCGAAAAGACCGACACATCGGCGCCGGACGGCGGTTTCTCGTTGCCGAGCATCGGAGATCAGGTCATTACCTATGCCGAATACATTAAGATCAAGGAAGGAATGACCTATGAAGAGGTCGCAAAGATAATCGGTGCGCCGGGGAAGGAGGAATCAAGAACAACTATACCGGGCGTTTCCGGCTTTTCGAAAAGCGTTATCATGGTATCATACGGTTGGATGAATGAGAACGGGTCGAATGCCTCTCTGACATTTGAAAACAATAAGGTTACCATGAAAGTGCAATTCGGCCTTGAATAGTCTTGCTATCCTTTATCATCGCATTCTACCTCAGCGCCGCCGATACCTACCACGAAAAAGACTACGCCGCCGCGTGGTGCGCCCGTGAAGGCGGCATCACGGAGTATGTTCTGCCCGATAAGACCCGTGTCGATTGCCTACTACCCGGATACGCCGTCGAATTCGACTATGGGAAGAAGTGGGCGGAATCAATAGGGCAGGCGCTCTACTACGGTTTAATGACGCATCGCGCGCCCGGCGTGGTCCTTATCGTTACCGATCCTATGAAAGAATTTCAATTCATCGCGCGTCTACGCGCCGTCGCAGACATATACGGCATCCGCGTCTGGGTGATCGGCGACGAGATATTTCAGATCAATTAGCGGAAACCGCCTTCCCGAGTTCAACGGCGACATGGTCGAATATCTTTGACTGGCCGCCGTCGGTCACCAGCAGGAACGGGCGGGCCTCCATGACCATCTTGCGGCTGTGCGGCTTCACGAACGCCACGCCGCTCGCCGTCTTGCGGCGGCTGCCGTCGATCTTGCCGTACTGGTCGCGGCTCCCGACTTTCCGGGTGGAACCCCGAACCTTCACGGTGCCGTTGAACCCGAAGTGGTGAATAGCCGCGTAGGCGAGATTCGTACCGACCATCGCCTGCGTCCGGTCGGCGTCTTCCTGTATCGACGCCGCGAGCGCGCCGCTTTCCTGCAATATCTTCCCCGGCCAGTGGCCGCGCTTCTCGCGCATGGCCTCGGTCTTCTTCGACAGACCCTTCCACTTGTCGGGCCGCCCTTCGTCCTTGAAGTTCCGCTCGACATCGTCGTGCATGATACCGGCAACGCCGCGCAGTACCGGTTCCAGATCTTCCAGCCGTTCGGCAAGTCCCTTGATGTGCTTGGTGATGTCGTCGGATACCGTGAGTTTGATGAACTTGTCGTCAGCCATTATTCACCCGCTTCCGGTACTCTTCGGCCAGCCGTTCGTCGTACTTGTCGAGATCCGGGGCGAATACCTCCTTGGCGGGGTTACGGTCCCACCCGGCGTCGGGGTGCATGATCTCGCCGGTACTGCGGTCGGTATAGTAGGTCAGCTTCTCCTTACGGTCGCCCATATCGACCTCGCGGGTCGTGATATTGCCGTCCGACTTCTCGATCTCCAGCTTATCGTCGCGGACCTCCTGCGCGGACAGCGACCGGACGCGACACCGGCACCGGAACCCGTTGGGTGGATAGAATGAATCCCAGAACGGATCGTCGGCCGGGAATACCTTCTCATTGAGCGCGCCGTGCGACGGCCGCGTCTTTGAATCCATGACCGCGACATACTGGAGATACGGCCGCTGGGTACGGTTCTGCATCTGCTGCTTGTAGCGGCCCGCCTGATAGGCGCTCTGCACCTGCGTACGGTATATCAGTTCCAGCCGGTAGGGGGCCGACAGCTCGACGATCTCCTTCCCGCCGGTAGTGACCACATTGCCGGACCACCCTGCGCGCTCCAGACGCGGCAGGATAGCCTTTTTGAACTCGTCGAAGGTCTGACCATCCTTGAGGGCGCTGCGTACCGCCTCGGCGGTCGTCTGGAGCACGTTGAGCTTGATGTATTCCCCGACATCCGGCGACATCTTGGCGAGGTCGCGGTACAGCTCCAGCCACCCGGCGGGCATCCGTACACCGTTACGCTCCAGAAAGGCGACCGCCTCTTTCGGTTCAAGGGTTACTGCGGTGAACAGATCAACGGCCACTATGAGTTCTCCTTCCGCACGCTGTCACGGCCATGCACCTCCGCGACGAACATCGCGCGGGCCAGCAGCTTCTCGATGCTCTTGGTATCCATCGTGGCGAACTGGGTGTGGAGCTTCTCAAGTACCTCCTCGAAGTTCGACGACTCCTGCACCAGCTTGATCACCGGCGCCAGCAATGCCTTCCCCTGCGCCGCCAGCTCATCGGCGGGCAGCTTATCGAGCATATCGTCTATCGCAGCCTGATCGGGGAACTTGTCGGTGACATCCTCGGCGAACTGCGGCCCGGCCGGTTTTGCATCCGGCTCGACGATATCGAAATCCTCTTCCTCGATGTTATACGCCTTCACGAAATACTGCTTCTTAAACCGTACCCCATGCGTCTCTTTGAGGACCTTGTCGCGTTCGACGACCGCCTTGTTGACATCCTTCTCGGCGTACATGAAGAACTCGGGGCGCTCCACACCTTCGCCGAAGTTGTAGTCGACCAGCCAGCCGATGAGCTGGTTGAACGCCTCTTCGACCATGATCTGGTCGCTCTCGACGATATCTTCGCGGACCTGCATGTGCGTCTGGGCCGCCGCGTAGCTCCCTTTATCGCCGACCTCCGTTGACAGGGTCTGCCCGAGCAACGCCTTCGATATCTCGGAGTTCATCGCATCCATAAAGGTCTTATAAAGGGCGCTTGAATCGCCTTTACCGGCGGGGTCTTTTATATCGACCGCACCGTCGTCGGGGATGACCGCGATGGCGTCCTGCACCATCCGGTCGAGCGACACGAGCATATCGTCCTTTTCCTGCTGGGTCGCGCCGCGCGGCAGTTTGCCGATGATATGGGGCATCCCGTACTTTTCCACGAATATCGCCCAGAACTTGAGGCCGCCTTTCTTAAAGGTGGCGGGCCAGAAGCAGCTCGACAGGTTGGCAAAGCCGTAAGGGTTCTCGTAGGTGCTTTCGTTCTGGACGATGAGGAACTTCTTGTCGGGCAGTTCTATGCCGTCGGTGCCGCTGGTCTGCGTGATCAGGCGCAGCTTCCCGTCGCGGTCGAATACGAACCAGTCGCTGGGCTTTCCGGCGATCCTGTTCGGGACCAGCTTCCCGTCAACGATCTCCCAGACGATCTCCAGCGGCTTGAAGCCGTACCATGCCGCCTCCAGCATCTCGGTGATGAGCTTGCGCACTTTCACGCGGCGTTTGAAGACATCTTCGATGAAATCGAACACCGGGCCGGGTGCGTTCTCCGGGCTGATATCCCATATCAGTTTCCGCACGCCCGCGTTACGCGAGAGGATGCAGGAGCCGATATGGCTGTCGGCCCGCAGGTCTTTATAGACATCGACCGCCCGGCCGAGTTTCCGCAGGATGGGGTCGGGGTTCGGGAGGTAGGTGCCGGATATCATGAAGTTGATGACGTTGTCGCGGGTCGCCAGCTCTTTCATGAGCGACTGCTGGGTCATCGGCTCCAGCTCTACGAACTCGCTGGGCGATATGTAAAGAACTTTCTTACCCACGGGTGACCTCCTTTACTGTGCGGGCTCCTCGGGGACGAGCACGACGACCTTTCCTTCGGCGCGCAGCGCGGCTACCTGCTGGTCGGTGAGCTCTTCGGGGCCGCCGCCTTCGGCGCCGGGTATCTGGCGCTCGACGCCGTTTATGTACGCGGTTACCTGCTTCGGTGTCATGACGAGGTATTTCATAGCGTTACTCCTAGTTCGAGAACTTCACATAAAATCTTGCTTTTACAGTTGTCGCTCCGTTCCCCTTAAATGCGTATGTGATAGTCATGTCCTTGAAAACGCCAAATGTAACATGATACGGCGCGGTGTCGCTTGAATCGATATATTGATTTCTGGCTGTTGCCGATCCCCAGGCATCCTTATTCCACTTGGACCCAAATGCTTTTTTTCCTGCCCCCGACAACATAGCCGCAAGGATTTTTCCATCAGCAGAACCGGCAAGCGACCTGCCTTTTGCGTTAAGTTGGACAAAGTTATCGGTGGCGGCGGCATACTCGAAGTTTGCATTATCGACCATGTTAGCGGAGATCTCTATGGTCTTATAGTTTCTGCCGTCTATGAGCCCGGCCAAGTCTACCGATCCGGTAACCCCGCCAGCGACAATATCGATGTCGCCGGAGTCGTAGATGTAGAAGTCGCGCACGACTTTGTCGGGACCCTGTAGCCAGATGTCGATGGTCTGGCCGGTCTCGAAGTTAGCCGCCGCATCGCCGAAAGTGATCGTGAGCGAACTGACCGATACATTGGTGACTGGTAACTCGGTGCGCGCCCCAGCCGAAGATACGAGCTGCGCGCGCCGCACATTCTTTGCGGTCAGCGTGAACGGTATCGGGTTGACCTCCGGCTTCGTGGTCGACCAAGTGATTGTCGCCGTCTTTGCGCCATTATTGATAGCCGCCGTAAAGTCGTTCTTTGTGGTCGAATAAACGCCCATGCCGAGATCGGGTTCTTCCACCGCGCGCATCATGCCGGATGTGACCGTGCCGCTGATGGTCTGCTGATAGCCCTGCTGGGTCAGCAGATACCCGGCCATCGTGGTGAGGATCGCCAACACCGCGATGAGCAGATTGACCTGCCGCTTCGACAGCGATATCATCGACCGCGCCGTCGCCCCCTCCGCCGTCGTATTGTCGCCGACCGGCGCATCGGTCTTCACCCCCTGCGCCGCCGCCGGTGCGGCCATATCGATGGGCTTCCCGTCCTTGTCCACCTGCACCGTCGGGACAACCATCCCGCCGGGGAGCGCCGTACCGCCGTCTGCGGCTGCCGTCACATCCGCTTGTTTTTCAACCGCGTGGTTGATGTTCTTGGTGATGTCTTTTTCCGCCATGATCTCCTCCTCAAGTTATGCTGACCGTCTTCCGATATCTTTACTACCGTTCAATTCGCGTTCAATGCCGTTCAATTTTAACGCGACGGGGTGTCTATGGGGTTGCAGGCGCAGACCTATATAATTAAGCGTTCTAGGGCCATCCTTGCGCGTCAAATCAATATCTATCATAATTCCTCAATGTTTCCCGCCGCTTGCCTGTCACTATCGCCACCTGACCACTACCGCTGGCCGCCGCATGGAGCGCGAGCCCCAGCGCTATGAACCGGTCGGCGTGGCCGTCAGTTGCCGATTTTTCCACGTCAAATCGGATATTTCCGGCAGTCGTCACCACCCGCTTGAGGCTGTGCAGGTCTTCCCGCACCTTCGGGTCGTCGGGTATGTGGAGCGACTTATCCTCGAAGTTGATCCGCGTGACGTAGGCGATCTCTTCCTTGACCTTGTTCGTGATGGTGATCGCCTCGACCCGGTACTTTCCGAACTGCTGCTGCGCCTCTTCGGCGAGCTGCATCCCGAGCCCGGTGGCGTCTATGCAGGCGCGCCGCAGTTTCGGATGGGCGAGTATCCTGAACAGTTCCTGCCGCTGTTTATCGAACGGCATTTTCTCCAGCGTCTTGATGATGCGGGTCGTCTTGAACATGCCGCTCTTCTCGACCACCCAGATGATGGACAGGTCCTTCCGGCGGCCGACATCCATGCCGAGGTACATCTCGCCTTGGATCGTTTCAAGCTCCTGCATTATCTGCGCGGCTGGCCGTTCGCAGGCCATGATCATCTCGTAGGTCAGGAAAGCGCTCGACTCATCGACCGGGACACAGCAGTATTCTTCCTGCCAGATATCGTCGCTGCGGCAGTCGCGCCGCTCCTGCTCCAGCCATTCCTGCCGTTCCTGTTCGGTGGTCTTGCGGCCCATCAGCTTGTCGAGCAGCCCTTCGGCTACCGCGAGCTGTATCGGGATAGTATGCAGCGACCAGCCGGTCTTCCCCGACTTTGTATCTTCGACGAATCCGTAGAACATCGACTGCTTGCCGTGGTGAGTCGACAGGACGCGGATCGGATAACCCCACATCGCCGTCGGGCGAAGCGCTTTCCACATGGCCGCCTGATCGTCATGCCACGCCGCCTCATCCCAGACCGCCTTGCCGCCCTTCGACCGGAACCGCTTCGGGTTACTGGTCAGGGCGAATATCTTGCCGCCGTTCTTAAAATCGATGCAGAGCGCCTTGATGTCCTTCTCTTCGTCCATGACGACTTCGCCCACGAGGCTCACGACGACGTTGAATACGCCCGCCCACTGCGCGCAGTAGTCTATGTATTCGCGGGCCGCCGATTCATCGGCAGAGGTGAAGTACACCTTGCGGATCGGGCGACCCTTGACATACTCGCGCTTCTCGACGATATCGCGCACATCCTCGAAGCTCTGGACGTAGGTCGCGCCGATACGGCGGGACTTCTCCCATATCTTGATGCGCGCACAGTCTTTGAGCCAGCGCACCTGATAGGGAAGGAAGTACTTACTTTCCTGTGGCATCAGCCTTTTTCCTCTTCCGGCGCTTCGATACCGAGCGCCTGATTGATCAGCTTGACGACATCGGCATTGCTCATATCCTTCGGCGTCTTCTTGCCTTCCTGCTGGCTCTGCTCGAAGGTGCGGACCTTATCGAGTTTTCCGATGAGCTGAGTCAGGGCATACATCCGGCCGGGGTCGACCTTTACCCCCTTGTCGAGATCTTCCTTGACAGACCGGAGCAGAGCGCGCGTAAAGGCGTACAGCTCTTCGGTTAAGCTCTGCCGCTGTTCCATCAGCGCCGCGCGCTTCTGGTCCCACTGCCCCTCTTCTTTCCATATCCTGATTGTCTTCTCGCCCAGCCGGAGCCGTGATGCGATCTCTGCAATGGTGCAGTTATCGACAAGATACAGGCGCTCGGCTTCGGCGGCATACATCGCCTTTTTAGCCATTGAGCGCTTCCTCCAGCTTTTTGATCTTTTCGTTGACGGCGCGCAGTTCCTTGACCGTTTCATCCAGTTCGTTCATCGATACCTGCGCGGTGTCGGTGTCAAGTTCATCGACATTAATGAACGGGCTGATCTTGTTCCGAATAACGATGATATGGCTCTGCGCCCGCAGTTCAAGCGTCCGTTTCTTCTCGCGTTCGGTAGCGAGCTGACCCTTGAGCTGCATTCGTTCTTCGTTCATGGCGCCTTCTTCCCCCGTACCAGCGGACAATATTCGTTGGAATCGATCTTCTGCTCTACACGCGCGAGAATCCCCGCATGATATTGAGTGGTCTCAAGCAGTCCGTTCAGTATGTTGTAAGACCGCTCTTCCTGTTTCTGTAACTGCTCTATCATCTTCTCATAGAGCTTTCGTTCGGCGCACGACTGTTCCTTCTGGTCATCCATCATGCGGGTGAATGTCTGTGTCTGCTGTTTGAACATCCACCAGACCACGATGAACAGCAGAGCGGCGACGCCGAACTGCCGGAGAATGTCACTGAACATTGAAAGGTCGGCGCCCATGATGCCCTCCGGAAAAGTGGCATAGGCCCGGAAAACCGGGCCGCCGCCGTCACTTCTTCATCCTCGCTCCTTGCCGGTTTTACCGGTCATTACATCGCCCGGCGAACAACGCCGGGCTATGCCCTAGCAAGTACATCGTGAAATAAAATCAATAACTTGTCATGCGCATAACGCAACGCAACCGCCATTAGTCAACGAAAGAATTACCGGTCATAGTGGGAACAGCAAGGAGGTGGTCTCATGACCGCGAACCCGATCAACAACCTCGTTATTCATTGCAGCGACAGCAACTGGGGCTGTGTCCGTGAGATACGGAAATGGCACATGGGACAAGGCTGGCGCGATATCGGCTACCATTTTGTTGTTCTCAACGGAATGGTCATGACCGACTTCGTACTGGCGGCGGCGGACGGCGCAATCGAGGCGGGCCGCATACTCGACGGCGACAATGTCATCGAAGACAATGAGGTCGGCGCTCACGCGCTGGGCTATAACTTCAACTCGGTGGGGATATGCCTCATCGGGAAGACGCGCTTCACGGAGGCGCAGTTGCACTCCCTACTGCGCCTCTGTGTCGAGCTGTGCCGCCGGTACGGCATAGAACCGTCGGCCGTCGTCGGCCACTGCGAAACGGAAAGCGGCAAGGCCGAAGGAAAGACCTGCCCGAATATCAGGATGGCGGTCCTGCGCTGCATGATAGATGCGGCGATCCAGCGGCCCGCCGTCGAAGAATGGGACAAAAAGACCCTTAAACAGATGTTGGAGGTGTAACCGTGGAAGGAAAGAAGTGGTACGCATCGAAGACCGTCTGGGTGAACCTGATCGCCATCGTGGCGCTGTTCCTCCAGACGCAGCTCGGCTTCGTGCTCGACGCCGATGAACAGGTCGGCATACTCGCCGTCATCAATATCGTCCTGCGCCTGTTCACCAAGGAACAGGTCAACCTCAAGACGCCCTCCGCGCCCGTGGGCATATTCATGGTGCTGGTTCTTACCACGGCGCTCATGACCGCCTGCGCCGGGTTCCAGTTCGGCGTGACGCTCGACAAGAATCTTTGCCTCAAGGCGACCATCGAATGGGACCCCGCCGTCGCCGCCGCCGACGTCGCCGCCGCCGAGATGCTGCCGAAAGAGACGAAGGTCTGCGGGGAAGACATCATACTCCTCAAGAACCGTCTCGAAGCGCAGAACGGCGCGAAGATACAGAAGATCAACCTAAAACCGTTCAACTTCGAGCAGTGAGGCGCCCATGAATATGAAATGGCCGTGGGTAGCGATATTCAAGACCGGCACCCATACCGACTTTAAAGGTAAGGTGCACACGGTCACCGCCGACGATCTTGAAAAGACCGTCACCAACTACAGCGCAGGCGACCATGCCGCCCCGGTGGTCATCGGCCACCCGAAACTCAACGGACCCGCCTTCGGCTGGGTCAAGGAACTGAAAACGGTCGGCAATGTCCTCTGGGCGAAGCTCGACAAGGTGCAGGAAGACTTCAAAGGCATCGTTCAGGAAGGCCGCTATCAGAAGATATCGGCCTCCTTCTACGCCGACGGCGGCCTGCGCCATGTCGGCTTCCTCGGCGCGACGCCCCCGGCGATCAAGGGCCTGCCCGAGATCGCGTTCAACGAAGCGGCCGGTGAGACCACTTTCGAATTCGCCGACACCGACTACCGCGCCCACTACAAGCTCGGCACGGTGGCGCGCATCTTCCGTGCATTCCGGGAATACATCATCGAAAAAGACGGCGCCGACAAGGCCGATAAGATCGTGGGCAACTGGGACATCGACTATCTCGCCGCGCCGCCGCCGCCCGAAGAGCCGAAGAACGGCATGTACGCCGAACCCGAAAACACCAATACGGAGGGACCGATGGACGAGAAAAAACTGAAAGAGCTTCAGGATCAGATCACGGAGCAGGGCAGGCAGATCGCCGACTTCTCCGAGAAGCAGAAAACGCTTGAGGCCGAGAACAAGGCGCTCAAGGACGAAAAAGCGAAGGCGCAGAGCGATGCGGCCCGCAAGGAACACAAAGACTTCTGCGACGCGCTGGTCAAGGAGGGGAAACTCACCCCGGCCATGTCGAACAAGATCGTGGAGTTCATGGGCGTGCTGGGCGCGGCTGGCTCCATCGACTTCGCGGAAGGCGACAAGACCGAGAAGAAAGAAGCGCTGGGCGAATTCAAGGGCTTCCTGAAAGCGCTGCCGAAAGTCGTCGATTTCAGCGAGCATGCCGTGACCGATCTCGCCGGAAAACCGGAAGGCGACCAGCACCGCTCCGAAGGCGCCGCGATAGCCGCGACCGTCAACCCGAAACAGTAACCGATAAGTGAGGTAATGTTACCATGACCGAACAACAGAACTACGGCGTGTCCTCGGAGACCGTAACCCCCGAAATGCTTCGGGCGGGCGATCATCCCACCGTCGAGAAGAACATCGTCATCGAGGCGGCCAGCGGCGCGCTTGTGCGCGGCACCGTCCTCGGAAAGATCACCAAAGCGCTCGGCACGCTCGTTCCGGGCACCAACACCGGCGGCGGCACCGTCAGCGGCATCGCGCTGGGTGCGCTCGCCAAGATCGGAAACTATGTCCTGACCTGCATCGGCGGCGCCAAGAGCGCCAGCGCCGGTTCGTGTCAGGGCGGCGGCAACGGCGTTCTGACCCTTGACGCCAGCCCGGTACTCACCGGCTGTCAGGTCGGCGTCTACAAAGTCGTCTGCATCGGCGTCGATACCGACAGCGGCGTCTTCGCGGTGTTCGACCCGGCGGGCGTCTATCTGGGCCGCTATGTGGTCGGTGCGGCGGCATTCGCCACGCAGATCAAGTTCACCATCGCCGACGGTTCCAGCGACTTCGTCGCGGGCGCCTACTTCGACATCACCGTCGCCCGCTCGGTCGCGTCCGGACTCGGCGATTTTCAGGTGGTCGATCCTGACGGCGTAGTGATCGGCACCGCCACGGCGGGCACCGAATTCACCCATGACCAGATCGAATTCACCGTCACCGACGGCGCGCCCGACTTCGCAGTGGGCGATTCGTTCACCATCCCGGTCGCGGCGGGCAACGGCCGCTACAAAGCCTACGACGCCGACAATGTCGACGGTTCGCAGGTCGCCGACTGCATACTCGCCAACCCTGCGGCCAACAGCGCCGCCGATACCACCCCGGCGACCGCATTCGTGCACGGCCATTTCAACAGCGCGGCCCTCACCGGGCTCGACGCGGCGGCCCGGCTGACGCTTGAGAACAAAGGCATCTATATCAAGTAAGAAAAGGAGAAACCAATGACCATCAACGCTTTCGAATGGCGGACGCTGACCGAAGCGATCAACCAGATCAAGGTTCCCGGCCGCTTCCTCATGGACCGGGTCTTCAAGAAACAGCAGCAGGTCTTCGCCCAGACGGTCGATGTCGACCTGATCAGCGGCAACGAGAAACTGGCCCCCTTCGTCGCGCCTCTTGAAGGCGGCGTCGTGGTCCAGAAGCTCGGCATGACCACCAACACGGTGAAACTGCCCCGCATCCGCATGAAGAAGAACATCAACTCGCTCGACGCCGACCTCACCCGCGCGGCCGGTCAGGGCATCTACATCGGCGCGGCCGACGGCATCAACCAGGCGCGGCGCGAGAAGATCGCGCTGGAACTGGCCGATCTCAAGAATAAGACCTACCGCACCATCGAGTACATGTGCGCCAAAGCGCTTCAGGGTGAACTCGTGGTGACGCAGGACAACCTTGCGTTCAGTATCGACTTCCAGATACCGAGCGGGAACAAGATCAACCTGACGGGAGCCAACCGGTGGAACCAGACCACCGCGAAGATCCGCGCCAACATCCGCGCGTACAAGAAACTCATCGCCAAGACCGGCTTCGCCGCCGATATCCTTCTGCTCGGCTCCGCCGCCGCCGAAGCGTTCCTTGACGACGAAGATGTGCGCGATCTGCTCGACAAGCGCAACATCACGGCGGGCGCGCTGAACCTCGACGGCGCCATGATGCCGAAGAACATGGACTTCCTCGGCCGTTTCATGGGGCTCGATGTCTATGAATACGGCGAAGAGTTCGAGCAGGAGAACGGCTCCAAGGCCGCGTTCCTTTCCGAGAACAACATCATCATGCTCGCCAGCGAAGCCGAGTTCGTCCGCTATAACGGGCTCATCCTCGACGAACCGACCGAACCGGCCGTGGCGATGGAGTTCTTCTCGAAGAGCTGGAACGAGAAAGACCCGGCGGCCACCTGGCTCCTGTCCGAATCCGACCCGCTCCCGGTGCCCCGGCGTCCCGGCGCCATCGTCACCGGCGCGGTCATCAACGCGGCCTAACAAGGAGGTACCGCATGCCGTACAGCGCTCTTGCCGACCTTGTCAAAGTGATCGACGAACGGGAGCTGATCCAGCTCTCAAACGACGACACATCGGCGACGGCCGTGAATGCCGTCAATGTCGCGCAGGCGATAACGGATGCGGACAACCTTATCGACGGGTATGTGAGCGGCAGGTACTCCCTGCCGCTCGCCCCGGTTCCCGGTCTCATTAAGAAGATATCGGTGGACCTCGCGGTCTACAACCTCTGGGCGCGGCGCCGCCGCGCCGAAATGCCGGAAGGCATAGAGAACAGCTACAAGAACGCGATCAAGCTCCTTGAACGGATGCAGGAAGGCAAGATACTCCTGTCGGCCACGCAGATACCCAGCGGCAATGAAGCATCGGGCGGACTCGGCGACATGCGCGTCAATAAGACGGCCGCCGACCGCGTCTTCAACAAGGATCTGATGGAGAAGTTTTAACCATGAAAAAGACCATCATCGGGCTCATACTCGCCCTGCCTATACTGATCGGCTTCGACGGCGCAACGGCGTTGCGGCTGACCGCGCTGTGGCGCGGCCGGAACCACGACTCAAACCGCATCGAACGCCGTGACGGTGCTCCGAAGCGCCAGTTCCGCGTGAACGAGGTTTTCTATGAATATCTCTAATATCGAAACGGCCATTATAGACCGCTTAAACGCGCGTATAACGGGCCTTTCGATAGAGCCGTATCCGGAGAACCCCAGCACCTATAAGCTGCTCGCTCCGGTCGGCGCGGTGCTCATTCGGTACGATTCGTCTGCCTATTCGGCGCCGCAGTCCACCGACTCGATAGTTCAGAACCGCACCCAGCAGTGGGAGATCACCCTCATCATGCGGAACCTCCACGACAAAGGCGGCCTACATGCCGCCGTCGATACGGTCCGCAAAGTACTCACCGGCCACAAGATAGCCGGGTGCAAGAAGATGTACCCCACCAAGGACCAGTTCATCAACGAAGACAACGGCATCTGGCAGCACGGCTTCATGTTCGCCGTGCCGACCAAGTCGGTGGAAGATGACGATGAGACGGTCAACAACTTTCAACTCAACGAACTGACCACACGGCCACATATAACAAGTGAGGTAGACGTATGAAACAGTATTGCTACAAAGGCCCCGTGACGGCGCTCCAGATCGGCAAAGAGTCGGTGACGCTCGTTTCCGGCGCCTGCTATCCGCTCCCCGAAGATCACCCGAAGGTGAAAAAGCTGGTGGGCCTCGGCCACCTGACCGAACAGGTCGAAAAGCCCCGCCCGGCCGCGAAGCCGGAACCGGCTTCTGCAAAGGAAGCCCCCGTCGCCGAAGCCCCGGCCGCGAAGCCGGAACAGGCAGGCAAAAAGAAGAACGATCCCAAGAACGGTAACAAGTAAGAGGAGGAACCACCCATGAGCGACTTCCTGCATGGCGTAGAGACCATCGTCATCGCGCAGGGCGCCCGGACCATCGAAGAGTCCAAGACCGCCGTTGTCGGCATCGTCGGCACCGCGCCGATCTTCGAGACCGCCGCAGCGGACCGACCGGCCGTCAATGTCCCGACCCTGCTCCTGAACGATGTCAACATGGCGAAATTCGGCTCCGAACGCGCGGGGTACAGCATTCCCGAAGCGCTCGCGGCGTTCGACAGCGGCCCGATCATCGCGGTCAATGTCTTCGACCCGGCGGTCCACAAGACGGCGAATGTATCGCCCATCACCAACGAATCGCACACCTTCCCGGCGGGCGATACCGTGACGCTGGACCATACGAAGGTGTCCTCCGTGGTCGTGAAATCGTCCGACGGCAATACCACCTATCAGACGCCGCGCGACTATACCGTCGTTGAAGCCACCGGCGTCATCACCCGCGTCGCCGAAGGCAGCGGCGGCACCATCCCGGCGCTCGCCACCGTCAAGGTGGACTACGCTTACGCGGTAACCGCCGCGTTCAATACCGACGATGAGATCGATCTGGGACATGTCGGCATAACCGGGCTGGTCGTGAAATCGTCCGACGGCGTCACCACCTACGATATCGATGACGACTACACCTACGACGAAGCGACCGGCATCGTCACCCGCGTTTCCGACGGCGATATCGCCGCCGAAGCCACCGTCCGCGTCGCCTTCAACTACGCCGACCCCTCGAAGGTCGTCGCCGCCGACATCATCGGTACGGTCGACGGCTCCGGGAACCGCACCGGCATGCAGGCTCTGCTCGACAGCTTCTCGAAATTCGGCTTCAACCCCAAGATCATCATCGCCCCCGGCTACTCCAGCGAAGCCACCGTCCGCGCCGCCATGCAGACCGTCTGCGCCAGCCTCAAAGCGGTCGGTTATGTCGACGGCGAGACCGGATGGACCTTTGCCGAAGCGCTCGCGGCGCGCGGCGAAGCGTCGAACGTCTTCAATACCTCCGACAAGCGGACCATGCTCTGCTTCCCGAAAGTGAAAGCGGCCGACCCGGTAGCGGGCGGCACAAAGCTCGTCCCCTACAGCGCCTATCTTGCCGCCGCCCGCGCCCGCAAGGACAGGACGAACGGCTACTGGTGGTCGACCTCCAATACCGAACTCTCCGGCGTGGTGGGTATGGAGCGCAACCTGACGGCGTCCATAAACGACCCGAACAGCGAGGTCAACCAGCTCAACGCGGCCGGTATCGTGACCATCTTCAACAGCTTCGGGACCGGCTACAAGGCGTGGGGCAACCGCAACGCCAGCTATCCTACCAGCACCGCCAGCGACTCGTTCGAATGCGTCCTGCGCGTGGGCGATGTCATTGAGGAAGCGGTCGAAAAGTATGCGGCCCAGTATTCCGACAACCCGATAGACGTCATGATCGAAGGGGTCATAGAAGGGGTCAACGCATTCCTGCGGAAACGGACCGGCAAGGGGAACCCGCTCGCGGGGGGCCGCTGCTACTTCGAACCGTCGGCCAATGACGCCACCGATCTCGCGGCCGGTCACATCACGTTCGACTACGACATGGCGGCCATACCGCCCGCCGAACGCATCACCTTCCGCCGCCGCGTGAATATCCAGTATCTTACGGACCTTACCGCCGAACTGGCGGAATAACGAGGGAGGAACGCAATGGGTAAGAGAAACATCTGCAACATCAGCAACGCCAATGTCTACATCGGCGGCGTGAACCATATCGGAAAGGCCGACGATGTGAAGGTCAGCGGCAACTACAAGTTCGTCACCAAGAAGCCGCTCGGCATGATCGGCCCGCAGGAATTCTTCGCGGGCCTTGAGAAGATCGAAGCCGAGATCAAGTGGAACAGCTTCTACAGCGACGTCTACAAACAGGTCGCCAACCCGCAGGTCCCGGTCGAGATGCAGTTCCGCTCGAATGTCGAAAAGTACACCGGCGACGAGCTGACCGAACAGGTCCCCTTGATCTACTACCTCCGGGCAAAGGCGAACAACTTCCCCGAATTCGGGCAGAAACAGCAGGAACAGCACGAAGCGTCGACCAAGTTCACCGTGACCTACGTCCGCATCGTCGAGAACGGCCAGAACCTTCTGGAGATCGATCTCGAAAGCGAACTGTTCGTGGTCAACGGCGTCGATGTCTTCAAGCAGTACCGCAAGAACATCGGAGCGTAAACCATGACGAAGGGAGCACAGAACGAAAAGAAAGGGGCCGGTCAGACCAGCCCCGATACTCACGCCGCCGCGCCGGAAGCCGCGGCGCAGACCGCGCCGGATACAGAGACGCCGTCCAAGTACCCGCACGATATCGACCTGACCGGCGGGAAAAAGGCTACCATCCTGCGCCGCGCCACCACCGAAGACCTCTTGAGGGCTCGCCGCATGGCATCATCGCTCAACCACGGCGTCAACATATTCGACCAACACGAATATATGCCCGCGCTCGTGGCGATCTGCGTGAAGTTCGGCGGCAAGCACATCCTGCCGGAAGACATCGGCAAAGAGATACCGGCGCTCGATATGATGCTGCTTGAGGGCTATGTGTTGGGGGGGGTCGCATAGTCTTTCCGTCGCCGGAGCTGCTTCTCTACCTCATGGAGAAGGGCTTCACGATGGAGAGACTGGAGAAGATGACGCTCGGCGAGCTGGGTGAATGGGTAGAGGCCCGAGGCCGACTCAACGACCTGCTCGCCGGTAAACAGGAGGAGTGACGCCGTGGATCGAATGAAGCTCGAAATGGTACTCAAGGCGATAGACGAGGCGACCGCCCCGCTGCGCAAAGTCCGTGCAGAGCTGGGCGGTGTCAATGACGGCGCGAAGAACGCGACCTCCTCCTTCGATAAACTCGCCAGATCGGCGGAAAAGCTCGATCAGGTAGGAAAGAAAATTGCTATGGCTGGCGCCGGAATGACGGCGCTCGGCCTCGGGGCCGCCCATATCACCGGACTCACCGATGTTCCCGAACAGGCGGCGCGCATAGAACACAGCCTGCGCGCTCTGGGCAACGTCGGCGAACTGGGGGCGGCCCAGCTCGCTCTCATGCGCGATGAACTCAACCAGATCTCGCGTGACACCAACCAGACCACCGAAGAACTCATCCGGGGCCAGCAGACGCTGGTCGCGGCCGGTATGAAACCGCAGGAAGCGATACGGATGCTGGGGGTCATCGGCAAGGCGGCCACCGCCGAACAGGCGGAGGTCATCGACCTCGCCAATGCCGCCTACACCGTGGGCGACCGTCTTAAAATACCCGTTGACGGCCTTTCAAAGGCCCTTGATACCATGACCCTGTCGGGCAAGCGCGGCCGGTTCGAACTCAAAGACATGGCGCGCGAGTTTCCCATAGTGGCGTCGGGCGCCGCCGCGCTCGGCATGCAGGGGCAGAACGCCGTTTCACAGCTCGGCGCAGCGCTCCAGATATCCATGAAAGGCACCGGCAACACCGCCATCGCCGCGAACGATCTCTATAACCTACTGTCGAAGATCACCGCCCCCGAAGTCGTCAAGAACTTCGAGAAGCTGGGCGTCAACATACTCAAGGTGAAAAACGAAGCCATCGCCAAGGGGAACGACCCGTTCGAGGCGGTCATAGCCGCCACCGAAAAGGCGACGAAAGGCAATATGGATAAGCTCGGCGTGATATTCACCGACATGCAGATGCGCCGGTTCGTCCAGAACCTTATCCTCGGCATGGATGAATACCGTCAGATAAGGGACGAAACGGCAACGGCCGACGGCGTGATCCAGAAAGACTACGCCAATATGATGACCACCACCACCGAGAAGTTGAAGGCGCTCAAGATAAACCTCGCCACCACCGTACTGCCGCACCTCGCGCCGATACTGGAGAAGGTCAACGATATACTCTCGCGCATCAATAACTCGGCGGGCGGCACCAAAGCGCTGCTCTACGGGATCGGCGGCCTGATAGTCGGGGGGCTCGGCCTCACCGCTCTGGGCGGCACCGCAATGATGTTCAACAGTATCATGCAGTCGGTCGTGTGGATCAAGGGAGCCGCGCCGATCCTGAAGACCGGCTGGTCTGCCATCGCGCCGCTATTCGGCAGGGTCGGGACCGCCGCTCGCGCTTTCATGTTCATGGGGGGCAGCGTTTCGATACCGCTGGTCGCCGCCGCTCTGTTGATATATAAGTATTGGAAGCCGCTTGTTAATTATCTGAAAGGGTGGTTCTCCGGCTTCATGGACGCCATGCGCCCGCTCAAGCCGGTCATCAGCGAAGTGGTCGCGCCGTTCAAGGCGCTCTGGGGCGTCATCAAGTCTCTGCTCCAGCCGGTCGAGGCGACCAACAAGTCGTTCGAGATCGGGCGGAAGGTCGGCTATGCGTTCGGCGCCGCGATAGGCAGCATCATCGCCGTGGTGCGCGGCGGCTCGAAGATACTCAAATGGTTCATGACACTGCCGATGGAGTTCCTCGCCGCCACAAAGGCGTTCAAGGACTCCGGCATGAAGATACCCGAAGCGATCTGGGAAGGGATCAAGGCGACCGCCTATAAGCCCATCGAGGCGGTCAAGGAGATGGCGTCAACGATCATGGGCTACTGGCCGAATTCACCGGCGAAGCATGGCCCTCTGAAAAACATCCAGCGCATCAAGCTATCAGAATCAATAGCGGAAATGATAAAGCCTGAACCGGTAACCAATGCGATGGAAAAAGTAACCGGCGCCGTCATGGGCGTTGGGGGCGGTACGGCTGCCGGTGGCAGATCGGGCGGCGATATCGTGCTACACTTCAGCCCGAATATCACGCTTCAGGGCACTGCCACCGAAAAAGACCGCGAATCGTTCCTCACGATGCTGCGGACCTATGCGCCGGAACTGCTCAAAATGCTCAAGGACGGCATGGTACGGGAAGGGAGGCTCGGGTATAGCTCATGATGCAATGGGGTGACATACAGTTCCAGCTCCGGGCGACGCAGGGGCTTTCCGGCGAGCATGACTTCCGCTTCGCGGTCCACGAGACGCCCGGCAATAAGCCGAAGTCGCAGTTCATGGGGGCCGGTCTTTCCGGCTATACCCTGCAACTCTATTTCCACCGTGATTTCTGCGTGGTGGAAGATGCCATCGACGCGATAAAACAGGCGGCCGCCGCCGGTGAGGCGCGCGAGCTGGTATTCGATAACGGCCGCTACCTCGGCGACTTCTACATTGAGAAGCTGGGCGAAGTGATCGGCAACACGCTCGGCGACGGCCTCTACATGGACGCCGAACTGGAGGTTTCCTTCAAAGAGTACAACGACGACGAGGTCGCCATAATCGACAAAGAACCGGAGACCGGCGACCTTCAGCAGATGGACGACGGCGACATGGGTACGGCGGCGCAGAACGATGACGATCTGTCCGGCGCCGTCCGGCAGGAAGAGGCAGGGACATGACGACACTCCGCTACTACGAATATACCACCGCCGACGGTGACCGCTGGGATCTGATCGCCTACCGCTATTACAACGACCCGAATAGGATGGACGAGATCATCAAGGCGAACCCGGAGGTGCTGCTCTATACCGTACTGCCCGCCGGGCTCAAACTCCGTATACCGGCGCTGACCGTTGAACAGACCGTTTCGATAGGAGGGAGCCTGCCGCCGTGGAAGTCGTAAGGACCGACGTGCAGATATTATTTGAAGGCCGCGATGTTATGGCCGATGTCGGCTCATCGTTCCTGTCGCTCACCTATACCGACAACGAGACCGGCAAGTCGGACGAGATAGAGCTGTCGTTCGAAGACCGGCGCGGGCTCTGGCGCGACCGCCTCTTCCCGACAAAGGGAGACCGGATCACCGTCAAGCTCACCCACCGGAAGAAACTGCGCAACTTCGGCGAATTCGAACTCGATCAGCCGCAGTTCACCGGCTTCCCCGATGTGGTCACCATCCGGGGTGTCGCCACCGATATCAAAAAGGAACTGCGGGACATACGCGCCGTGGCATGGGAGAATACCTCCCTGCAAAAGATAGCGGCCACCATTGCGGCCAACCACGGACTCACCCTCGTCGGCGAGATATACGACTTCGCGTTCGACCGCCTGACCCAGAACGAATCGGACCTCGCGTTCCTCTCGAAGCTGGCGGCCGACTACGGCCATATCTTCAAGGTGGCGGACGGCAAGCTGGTCTTCTACGATATCGACGCCATAGAGGTGCTTCCCGCAGCCGTGACGATAGACTACAAGGACCTCAAGGGCTACGATCTGAAGGTATCCAATGTCATCAAAGGGGTGCAGGTCACCTACTGGCACCCGAAGACCAAGCGGGTCATAACCCATACCTTCAACAACCCTGACATCCAGATCGGCGGCGTGATGAAGGTAGAGAAGCGGTTCGAGAACATCGACCAGGCGCGCCGTTACGCCCGGTCGCAGTTCAAGAAACAGGCGAATGCGGAGATCACCGGCAGCCTCACCATACCGGGCGACCTGCGGCTGGCCGCTGGGGTCAATGCCACGCTCACCGGAATGGGAAAGCTCGAAGGCGTCTACCACGCGGGCGTCGTCAGGCAGCAGTACGACGGCAGCGGCCTGAACACTATACTTGAAGAGATACGGAAGATCGGATGAAAGAAGCGTTCGGACTCATAAAAGAATTCAGCACCGACCGGAAGACGGTCCGGGTCATGCTGAACCTTGCGGGCGGCGAGGTCCTTTCGGGCTGGCTCCGTATCGCCCGCCGCCGCACGAAAGGCGACACCGAGACCGATACTTTCGACCTCGACGAACAGGTCTTCTGCATTCTCAACGATACTCTCGATGAAGGGGTGGTCCTGTGCGCCGTCTACGGCGACGAAGACGATCCGCCAAGCTCCAGCGCCGATGTCTACGAGCGGAAGTTCAAAGACGGCACCGTCATCAAATACGACCGGTCCGCCCACAAACTCGATATCGAATGCAAAGGCGAGATATCCGTCAAGGCCGACGGCCCCTGCACCGTCGAAGCGGTAGGGAAATGCACCGTCAAAGGTGCCACGGTCGATATCGACGGCGGCGGCGGTGTGATCGGCGGGGTGGTGCACCAACTGTCGCCGTGCCAGGTCTTCGGCGTCTGCCACCTTAATCCGTCAACAACTACAAAAGTATCGGGGTGACACATGGCGCGTGATCCGAAAGCACTCTCAACGCTCATACAGGCTAAAATGGTCGCCGAAGGTCTTTTCGAACCGACAAGCGGTCAGACAAAGAAGTTCGCCGATGCTCTCGCAGCCGCGATCTGCTCGTATCTCGACAGCTCGGTAGACCTAAAATACAACACGCATGTACATGTGTTCACACCACCGGCGACTATAGCACCAACAGTAACACAAATGGGGGGCTGATAATGGTGTGGATAGACCAAAAACTCGGAGATCTATTCCCGGAACAGCTTGCGGCGGCCGAAGAGGTAGCGGCTGAAATTCAGGCGAAGATCGACGCGCTGACCCCGCTCCAGACGCTCATAAATCAGAAACTTGCGGCGGCGCAGGCGGCGGCGGCGCAGGCACAGGTGGTGGTCAATAACCTCGGGGCGACCGGCTTCTACGCAATATCGCTCACCCCTGAAGAAAGCTCATGGTCGGCGCGGCTCGCCAATGCCGATAACGCGCCGAACCAGTCGCCGACGCTCTATTCGGCCGTCGTAGCAACGCTCATCGTGGCGGCCAGCGGCGCGTCGGTATCGTCGGCCTATAATGACGTCAAAACGGCTCTTAAAACGACCCTTAAAGTGCCTTCAATACCGACACCGCGTCCTTCGGCGCCGGAACTCATCCCCGAACAGGACGGCGACTGGATGAGCGAGGACGTGTGGGCAGGCCGCTCGCTCAAAGATATGTACCCGGCGGCATTCGCAAAAGCGGAAGTCGAAATAAACCGTACACGCATGGCGCTTTCGGCTGTACAGAATCAGAAGGCGGCGATGGACGGCACCGTTACGCTGCTCGGTACCGCTTTGAGCACCGCTGGAGCTACCATCAATAAATTCAACAATACGGGCATCTATTCGGTAGCTCTGCCACCGGCGCTGGGCAATTGGCTCTCCCGTATGACCGACGAGCCCGACGCGCCGCCGGACGCGACGAACGGTTACTTCGTGGCCGGTACGGTGGTGGTGATCGTCGCAGCCTCCGAGGTAGAGGTGCAAACGCTGTACGATAAACTGCTGGGGGTGCTCTGATATGCCGGGCATCAATGAAATAAAGTCAGCCGCGTGGCAGCTCAAGAATGGCGCGATCAATGAGATCGTGACCGGCATCGACGATATCGACCAAAGCATCAACATCATCCTGACCACACCGCGCGGCAGCGTACCGATGGACCCGGAATTCGGGGCGGGACTCCACGAACTCATCGACGCGCCGGTAGGCGAAGTGGCGCCGCAGATGGTGGTCGAGACCATCCGTTCGCTCAAACGGTGGGAGCCACGGATCACGGTCAATTCGGTCACCGTTGACGGCGACTACGCGGCGGGCCATGTCACCCTGACCATCACCTACACGGTAAAGTCAACGAATTCAACAAGAACGACGCAGGTGATACTATGACCGATCCACTATTCATCAGCTACGACCCCCAGACCGTATGGAACGAGATGGTGGCGCAGTTCGAAGCCGATACCGGCACGACCTTCCACCTCTCGCAGTACGAATACGGCCTGCTCAAGAACGGGCAATACCGCGAACTCATCATGCGGGTCGGCATCAACGAGGCGGCGAAGCTCAACCTGGTCCGCTTTTCGCGCGAACCGATCATCGACTATATCGGCGAACGGTTCGGCGTCACGCGCCTTGAGGCGGTCAAGGCCGTCACCACCATCCGTTTCACCCTGCTCCAGACGCTCGGCCAGAACTACGTCATCGACACCGGCGTACAGGTCGGTTCGGCCGACGGGATGGTCATCTTCGAGACGACCGAGCCGGGGATCATCGCGGCGGGCCAGCTCACGGTCGATATCCCGGCCGAATGTACCGTTGCCGGAACGGCGGGGAACGGGTACGCAGCGAACACCATCACCCAGCTCAAGCAGCCGCTCCAGTATGTCGACAGCAGCGCGGTCCAGAACACCACCGCCACATCGGGCGGCGCGGCGCGCGAGACCACCGAACATCTCAAGGAGCGGATACTGCTCGCCCCGTCGAGCTTCTCGGTCGCCGGTCCCGAAGATGCCTATATCTACTACACAAAATCGGCGCACCCCAGCGTGATCGACGCCGCCATCGAGGCGCCGGAGAATGAACCGTGCGTCGTCAAGGTTTACCCGCTCATGTCCACCGGCATCCCGACCAATGCAGAGATCACCACGATACAGACCTATCTCTCCTATGAGAAGCGCCGTCCGCTCACCGACAAGGTGGAGGTCGAGGCGCCGACGCAGGTCGACTACACCATCAGCGTCACCGTTCAGCTCTTCCTGTCGGAATACCACCGCACCGCAGAGATAAAGGCGCAGATAGAGACCGCTTTGCGCGCCTATGCGGCGGACCGGCGGGCGGGGCTCGGCCGCGACATCGTACCGTCAAAGATCATGGCGATCTGCCAGAATATCTCGGGCGTCTATAAGGTATCCACGCCCGCGCAACCCATCTATACAAAGGTGCTGCCGTCGGAATGGGCGTACTGCGCCGACAATGATGTGACCGTCAACATAGACGCGGTGTATGAGAATGGCTAATGAGAAGCTGATACCCGAATCTATACGGGACCTTCGCGCAAAGGCGATGAACGCGGTCTACGACCGCCTCATGACGCTCGACCTGCGCAAACTGCTCGTCTGCCACATCGACACGGTGGACGCATCGGCGCTTGAAGAACTCGCCAAGGAATTCGGCGTCTATGACCCCGAATGGACCTTCGCCGATACCGAACAGAAGAAGCGCACCCTTATCAAGGACGCGATAGAACTGCACAAATACCGGGGCACCCCGTGGGCGGTCCGCTCGATCTTCACCAAGATGGGGCTTTCCGGCATCGTTGAGGAATGGTTCGAATACGGCGGCGTTCCGGCGCGGTTCAAGATGACCGTCACCGTCCCCCAGACCGGGATCAACGAAGTGCAGATGTCGCTCCTCAACCGGCTCATCGAGAAGTACAAGAACAAGCGGTCGATCCTCGAACTGCTGCGCCTGCTCAACAGCCAGACCAATACCGTCCCGCATCATACCGTCGTCACGCTGGGGGGCGGGGAAGGTATCGTCCACCCCAAAGACGGCCCGGAGCGCGGGCTGGCGACAATGGCGGCGGTCACGGCTGCCGACAGCGCCACGGAGATCATGCCCGCCGAATTCGCCTACTGCTACCAGGACCCGCAGACGGTGGCGATGCTATCGGGCGACGCAGGGCCCGACGACATGATATCGGAATTGAACGGTGCGGTCTGCCGTCTCAATAGCCCCTTAAAGGCCGTTTATTTGACCGGTAACTTTCAATAACAGGAGGAGATCATGGCAAAAAACACGAACCCGGTATTCACCCTGCCCGGCGATGCGGGGGTCGGTCAGATCACCAATGCGCTTGGCACCAACGCCGTCGATGTCATCGCCGCGCCGGTCGGCGGATGTAAGATCGACGCGCTGCCTATCACCAGCATCGACACTTCGGCGAAGATCGTCGCTTTGCAGATCGTCCAGACCAGCCCGGCAAAGACTATAAAACTCGGCCAGATACTCGTCCCGGCCGAATCGGGCACGAAATCGGACGGTACTGTCCTGCCGGTGAACGGTCTTGACGCCACGCGGCTCAAGTATCTCCAGAAAGACCTTGCGGGGAATTACTACTTGAAGCTCAAGTACGGGCAGAAACTTCAGGCCGCTGCCGTCGCTGCGCTGACCGCCGACAAGACCATAGATGTCGGTGCCATGACCAGCCAGCTCGACGACAGCGTGTAACACTTGCGTCTCTGACGGCGAAACCGGGGTGCCACTCCCCACCCCGGTATGCGGCTAAATTGCCGCACTGACGAGCCGATGGAGGTGAAACGGTGAAGGAAATCTTCGACATACAGGAAGGCGTACTGGAAAACCTGCTCCCCGACTGCCCTGAAGGGGTCGATTTTCAACTTATAAAGCTCATGTCATTTAGTCTCACCGCACCTTCAGATGGAATCTTGCTAGACGCCTATTCTGCTATAACGGTGTCATGGAATAAACGCGGTACGGAAAACGGGGTGAATCTCTATTATTCACTGGATGGCGGCGAGACACGCATATTCATAGCGCTGGTCGCCAATCCGACCAGCACCTATTCATGGACGCCGCCGGTCAATCCCGATGAACTCAATTCGTCCGCGTTCTCCGTCATGCTCATCGCGGAAGTAGACGGGAAACCGGATTTTACCGCCGCAGCGTCTTTGACGCTCTACAATAATACCGTAATTGGAAAACAGGTAACGAATTTTGTAGCGGGTGATGCAGTAGACTGGGCGGCAGAAAACGATGCGCTGGTCACCTTCGATACACAAACGATAGTTGATTCATAGGGGGTTCCTCATGTTTAATGACGCACACGGGTTAGATTTTGATGTGTTCGGCGAAATAACTAAAGGGCCGCTCGTCGTCAATCGGTTTGAAGATCTCACAAAGCCGGAACACTGCGGCCGTCTTATCATACAGGATCGTGATCGGCCGGAACACGATGTTATTGAGTTGCCTTTTCGGTCGTTCTCAAAGCATCTCATCGGCGCCCTCTGGAATGAAAAGATAGCACCAGAGTCCTTAGGGGCATATTGTAAACGAGTGAGTGGAGCTACACACTCAAGTGGTGGCCCCGCCTCCGGTCAATACGATAATTATTATGCGTCGAAGAATTATGGAGGATTACAGCTAGGATCTGATGACACCGCGTTCTCATTATCACAATATGGTTTGCAGGCGCTCATATTACAAGGAACCGGTGCAGGTCAGTTACAAAAAGCGGAAATGAGTGTGCAGTCACTCGTCACAAGCGGTCCTGATTGCTACTTCGATCTTCAGAGGCTGTTCACTAACGCAAGCGGCGGCGATGTGACCTTCAAGGAGGCCGGTGTCTTTTTGCTTGATGGAGCAGACGCGGCGGCGGCGAGCTTCATGATCGCTCGCGATCTGACCGGGACCATCACCATAGCAAACGGACAGGCAAAACGAGTTACTTACCGGATCGGTATATCAGCTACCGACGACAAGAGTTTCAACCGCAATATCGTCATGTGGATGCGCCACAATTTCGGTAAAACCACACATACATGGTATCAGACTTCAGGAGTGCTTTATACATGCGCTAACTGGTGGGAATCTTTACTGTGTTCAACTAATGGCGTGCAAGATTGTAAGGCTGGTGAGGGCATTTCTTCGTATGGATTACGCGTCGGCACGGGGAATAATGTCTGTACGGTATCAGATAACCAAGTACAGACGCTGATCAACCACGGTAATGGCGCGGGGCAACTATACTATCGTCCATCGACTCAAGTCAATGGCGCGTATACTCCGCCGACGATCTCCGGTAACGATGTCTATTGCGTCATAAACCGTAAGTTCGATAACAACAGTGGTAGCGACATAACGGTTAAAGAGTATGACCTTGTCACGACGCTGGTCGGTAACCCCGGAACGAAGTACGCCTGTCTGCTGCGGGGCCGCGTGAATGGGGGGACCGGCGTTGTGGTTCCGGCTGGCGGATCACTGAAACTGAATGTCAAGTTGAAAACGAGCGTGTGAGGTAATATCATGAGTTTTTACACAGTGATAACAGACACCGGCCTTGCCAAACTGGCGGCGGCGACAGCAGGTGGAGATCCGGTCGTCATCGAACAGTTCGGGGTCGGCGATGGAAACGGCAGCTACCCCACACCGGCGTCGAGCGATACGGCGCTGGTCAACGAACTATACCGGGGCGACATCAAAAATGTCTATGTCCACCCCGAGAAAGATACTTGGGTTGTGGCCGACGGTATCGTCCCTGCGGATGAAGGCCCGTTCACGATCCGCGAGGTCGGCTTCTATGACTCAGACGGCGATCTTTTCGCGCTGGGAGTCTATCCGCTGACCTATAAACCGGCGCCAGGTGAAGGAGCGCCGACACAGGTCATGGTATCGGCAATTATGGAGGTATCGAACTCCGGGCTGGTCGAAGTATCGGTAGACCCGAATATCGTACAAGCGACGCGCGGCTGGGTTGATGAATTCTACCTGTCTCTCGCGGCGGCGCAGTCGCTCTATGCACAAAAACTTTGGGTCGATGAGTTCTATCTTTCTCTTACGGCGGCGCAGTCGCTCTATGCACAAAAACTTTGGGTCGATGAGTTCTATCTTTCTCTTACGGCGGCGGCTCCTATCTTTGCCGAACGGGTAGCAGCCTCTATCACCCATAATATCACGCAGGCGGAATTCGAAGCGCTGATCGCCACGATCCCGAAGAACCTGAACGGAAAGACCGTCACGATCAATGTCACCGGATCGGGGACGCAGACAGAATTTGCAAGCACCGTAAACATCTCGCACTTTTATGGTGGGCTGCTCCTGATAAACTTCACCAACTGCCTATTCAAACTGAACGCAGGGCACTTGTCATTTTACAATAACCGGGCGCGCGTGAATCTTACTATGACAAACTCGAACATCTATCTGAGCGGAGCAGGAACTGTCGGAGTGTCGGACTGCCAATCTATGGAATTCGAGGACCTTACAATAGTTCCGCTTCCGGGGTTCTCGGCACCACACACATGCCGGACGTGGCGGAGCAAGGTGAGTTTCATCGGTACGACATCGGTCGGCGGCGGCAGCGGCCACGACTCGCTTATCGCAAAGGAAAACAGCGATGTATACATACAGCTCATGGACCTTGACACAAAGCCATCGTCCGACAGCTTCATAATCAGCGACGGCTCAAAGGTGCTCAACATTTCGTCAAGCGCTATAGTGCCGTATGACAAGGTGGTTCTCGAAAACGGCGGATCATTCAGTCAAAAAGAGGCGTGCCACTACTGTACCCTGAAGGTCAACTCAAACCTGTCGTTCGTACCCAGAGCCGGTCGCGATCACTTTGTATTTGACGCCAGTGGGACATCTTTACAGGCTACCATCAGGGTCTTGGCGGTGCGCGATGGGTATATATACTACCAGATCGTGAGCGGATCAATACCCGATGACGGGAACACCTATACGATCAAGCTCATGAACGACTCGGGCGAACCGTGGTGGGCTCAGTTCATCGGAAACGCTGGCATGACAGGATTCGTGACACGTCAAAAACAGCCTACATAGGGGGCAAGTATGCAGACTTTCTTCACTTATATCACAAGCGCGGGTCTAGCTAAACTCACGGCGGCCCACCAGTCGGGGACGCCGCTGGCACTCACACACATCGCCGTCGGCGACGGGGATGGCTCCTACCCGTCCCCAACACCGGCCGATACGGTGCTGGTCAACGAGGTATACCGCGCGGCAATCACCGGGAATACCGTACACCCCAGCCGTTCTAACTGGCAAGTGCTTGAAATGGTTATACCGGCCAATCAGGGCGGCTGGACGATCCGTGAAGTCGGTGTTTTCGATGAGGATGGTGACCTATTCGCCGTGGGCAAGTACCCGGCAACCTATAAGCCTACCACCGAAGAAGGAGGCGCAACCGAACTGACGGTAAAGCCGATCATCGAGCTGGCCTACACCAACGCCGTGACGGTGGTCTACGACGACTCCTCCTTCATGACCAAGACTGAGGCAGACGCCTTGTACTTGACCGAGTCACAGGCGGACGTGCGCTATCTTCCCATACCATCGGGCGTGGATACGGTGGTCAGTATACCGTCGGATAGTACGCCTGTGGCGGTTAATGCCCTGATAGCGGCTCAGGACAAGTATATACCAGAAGGAAGAACGCTGACATTCAAGTTCCCAGCCACCCTTAGCCTCGATGGTTCGATAGTGATCAGCGGATTCTACGGCGGTGGTCAAGTGATTCTCTGCCCGGAAGCGGCATATACCCAGCAGTTTAACACGACCAAGCAGGCGGTGATCAACTTTACGGGGTTTACCGCAGGAAAAGGCGGGATAAACGTCTACGGTTGCGCCGCGCGCGTCTCTGTAGATAGCCTCAAGATCACCGGAGATTTAAACTGTGACGGCCCACTTGTAAAAGTCCATGATAATTCGGTAGCCGATGTTGTGTCATGCTATTTGACGCACGCAGCAGCCAGCAGCTCGCGATGTGCGATAAGGTTCGGATATGGGTCGACAGGTCACATATCATTGAACTACATCGAGTTCGGGCAATGGGGAATAGTGGCTGATTTGACCTGCTCTGTGTATTCAGCCGGGAATGAAGCAAACGGTGGATACCTGCCGATTTATGGCCTCTATTCTTCGGCGTCGATCATCTATAAAGATGGCAACCAACCGACAGGATCAATGGCAAATGAATTGACCGCAATCGGCGGCAAAATCTACTAA